GGCGCTGGACTCCAAAATTGCGGACCTCAAAGGATCGAACCGGGCCGGAGCCTCAGCACTGTGGGGGTACATCGTCGGTGCAGCAGGCTTCCTCTTTGGGCTCATCACCGTCGTTGTCTTACTATCTCGGAGCGGAGCGAACTGATGCCCGAGTCCGTCATGCTTGTAGTGCTGGGTGGCCTGTTTGGGTTCCTCCTCGGCAAGACTCTTGACGCGGCTCCGAGGTGGGCGACCTATGCGGTGCTTGCCGCATTCGTGGTCCTGGCCATCATCACCTTCAAGCCTACCATGTAGCGGCCCGATTTTGCAATCTCCAGAAGGTGTTGTAACGTAGTTCACAGGAGTCCGGGCGGTCCGGAACCGAGAGGATAAGATGTCAGGCTACTTTCACTCAGATCTGAACTTGATCACCTTTGAGCAGGTGGGTGAGTATGAGTACCCCACCACCGACTTCCCGAACAAGCCTCAGGTGTTCTTCATCGGATGCCGTCGCTGTGGCGGCTCCGGGCACCACGACTTTGATGGTTCCTCCTCGGTGTGCTACCTGTGCGGAGACTCCTGGGATGCTCGCTTGGGTCGCGAGATCGGAGACCGCGCCGCCGCAGAGAAGCACTTCGCGAGCCGCTCGCGCGCTCTCGCTCTCCGCCTCGCCAAGAAGGAAGCCGAGCGCCAGGCGTACCTCGCCGAGCGCGACGTGGCGTGGGAGGCTCTGAAGGAAGCCGAGCCGGAGGTGTTCAACCTTCTCCACGAGGCTGCTACCGCTGACCAGTGGTCCTCTGGATCTAGGTTCATCGACAGCATCTGCGGCCAACTATGGTCCCTTGGCGAGCGTCCCTACAGCCAGAAGCAGATCGACGCTGTCAAGCAGATCATGGAGGCCAAGAAGGTCGCCGAGGCTGAGGCCGAGGCTCACCCGGTCGTGGAAGGCCGCCAAGAGATCTCCGGCGAGATCCTCTCAGCCAAGTTGAAGGAGACCGACTTTGGAATGGCCCTCAAGATCGTGGTCAAGGATGCTCGCGGCTTCCGCGTGTACGGGACGATGCAGCGCCAGATCGCCGACGCGCTGTGCGTCGATGACGGCGATGACGGCTGGTTGGAAGGCGCGAAGGGTCGCGAGGTCAAGTTCACCGCGACCGTGAAGGTGAGCGACGATGACAAGGCGTTTGGCTTCTTCTCTCGCCCGGTCAAGGGCGAGGTGATCCGCTAGGCGGTACGATTGAGGACCCGGGCGGGAAGGCTCGCCCGGGCTCGCGACAAGGAGAGGTCATGAGAGGCGCATTTCTGGGAGAAGCATTCGTCAAAGGGTTCGGGCTCGCCCGAGTATTTGAGGACCTGTACTACACAGACCAGTTCTACATCATCGGAATCAAGCACGACCGCCGAGGATGGGTCAACCGGCGCAAACTCGGCTGGCGCAAGCCGGTCAAGCGCTGATGGCGGAAGCGGACCTGGACCTGGTTGGCAAACGGATTCTGGTCAGGATCTCGTGGTCGCCATCGGTCGTGGATTTGTGCAAGAGCGTTCCGGGCTACAACTGGTCACCGACCAAGGGTGCGTGGACCTATCCCGCAAGCCTCGGGATCTATGGGCGGCTGGAGGAGGCGTTCTCCGGTGAGTTTGAGCCCACCCCGGCACTCCGGGAGTGGGTAGGGGCCGAGAGGGCGCGAGGCGCCATCCTCGCCACGCTCGCGAGGCGCTCGGATGCGATCCTCCGGCGAGTTCCGGAGAGTCACCCCGAGATCGCCGCCGCGATGGACTCCCGGACCTACCAACGCGTGGGCGGGAGGTTCGGGGCTCGCGCGCTCTCATATTGCCTCGCCGATGATCCGGGGCTCGGCAAGACCGTCCAATATCTCGCCGGGCTGATTGAGGCCGACCTCTGGCGAGGCGACCACCTCGTGATCGCGCCCAAGACCTCCCTGGAGTCGACATGGGGTGACCAGATCATCAAGTGGGCTCCCGACGCCGAGGTGATGGCCATGCCAGAGGGAGCCGCCGCGCGCCAAGACGCATGGGAGAAGTTTCTGGAGTTGGACCAGCCGCGCTTCCTCGCAATCAACCCCGCTATGATCCGCAGAATCTACGGGAAGTGGTGCCCGAAGTGCAAGCAGTGGGCGACCAAGAGCGAGAGCGACTGGCCCACAGAGCATCTCCTCCAGGCCCACAAGACTCGCCGCAAGATCCAGACCGAGGACTGGCCCGAGATCCTCAACCACGAGTGGGAGACCGTCGCGCTGGATGAGTCCCATGAACTCCTCGCGGCGTACAAGCCGAGCAACGTCACACAGCAAGTTGCCGGGCTCCTCGACATCCAAGCCGGGAAGCGAGTGGCCCTGACCGGGACTCCCATCCGAGGATCTGAGGAGCGGCTCTGGGGAATGCTCGACTGGCTCGGAGTCCAAACGGGCGGATACTGGGCATGGATCGACACCTACTTTGATGTGTCGTCAAATGGGTTCGGGAAGGACATCAACGGGCTCCGGCCCGAGCGCCTCGCGGAGTTTCACAAGTCGCTTGACTCGGTGATTCTGCGGAGGAGCCGGGCAGAGGCTCGCCCGGATCTCCCCATGGGTCGGCGTGAGGATGTTCTGGTGCGGATGATTCCGAAGCAGCGGAAGCAATATGAGGAGTTCCAAGCCATGGGTGAGGCTGTCTTGGAGTCCGGGATCTTGACGGCCATGGGAGCGCTCGCGGAGATCACGCGGCTCAAGCAACTCGCATTCGGAGTTTGGGACCGGATGGGCACCACGAGACCTCTGCCAACGGGAGCCTCGCCGAAGGTCGACTGGCTCATGCAATTTCTGAAGTCGCGCGGAGTTACGGGCAAGAAGGTCTCCGACTTCTACCCGGAGTCAGACGGCTACAAATACGTCATCGTGTCTCAGTTCACGGCGGTCCTGGTTGCCATCTCAGGAGTCCTTGACAAGGCCGGTATTGAGCACCTCCAGATATCTGGAATGGTTACCGGGAAGAAGCGCACCGCCGCCCAACGGACCTTCCAAAGCGATGACCGGCGCTACCGCGTCATGCTCCTCAACACCAAGGCCGGAGGAGTCTCCTTGGACCTTGATGCGTGGTGTGATGAGATGGTCATCCTGGATGAGACGTACATCGCCGATGACCAAGTCCAGGTGGAGGGTCGGAACAACAACCGCTCAGGCCGGGTGGCTCCACGCACATGGTGGTACGTCCGGACCGCCGACACCGTGGAGCAGACCATCGCTGAGAGTAACTTTGACCAGCACAAACTTGAGCACGCGCTACTGGACGCGCGCCGAGGAGTCACGCGGGCACTACACTTGATCCGTGGAGAGGAGATCTCATGACCATCGCTGAGGCCGTTCTGACGGCGTTCATAGTAGGGCTCGGGCTCGGAGGGCTCGCCGGATTGCTCACCGCAGGGTGGCGACCGCCGTGGATGCGAGCCGAGAGCCCCGAGCCCATGCCGGCTCCAGATCTCCGGCCCCATGCGATTCGCACAGAAGCGTCATATGCCAAGCCGGAGCGCGGAGTCACCCGCGTCACGCGAGGCCGGATGCCGCCACGCAGAAGAGGAGGATGGAAGTCAGAGGAAAGTTGATACAAAGTTAGACTTTTCATAAGAGATGTTGTAGGGTTGATAGCACGTGCAAGAACGAACCGAAACAAGGAGAGATTGAAATGGCTACTACCGCCAAGAACAAGATCAAGACCGATGCGGCAGGACGCCGCGTGAAGACCAAGGGCGAGGCGCCTCTGGCCTACTACTTGGACAAGCCCACCAGCGACGTGTCCGCCCGCTTTGCCGCATTCGTGCTGGAGCAGACCGGCCTGGAATGCGACCCTCAGGTGCTGCAGTTGTCGCACACCCTCCGCTCGCGCTTCCAGCAGGACCCGCGTGAGCAGGATCTCCGCGCCAGCCGCAAGACCGAGTTGGAGGATGTCGCCGAGGCGAAGGCCGAGCGCAAGACCGCTCGCGAGGAGAAGCGAGCCGCCAAGGCCGCCAAGCCCGCAAAGGCAGAGGCCAAGACGGCTCCCTCCAAGGCAGCCGCCAAGCCCGCAACCAAGAAGGCCTCCGCCAAGGCTCCGGCGAAGAAGGCGACCGCTACGCGCCGCCGCCCCGCCGCCAAGCCCGCAGTCCAGGAGGAGTTCTAGCACTGGTTCCGCCCGCCGTCTTGAGGTCTGACCTCGGGCGGCGGGCCAACGGCTCCAAGGAGGAACCATGCTGGAAATGAGAACAAGCGAACGGCGCGACCTCAAGACCTGCCCACAGCGGTGGTACTGGTCTCAGGTGGAAGGTCTCCGACCTCTCCGAGCCGCCAACCCGCTCTGGTTCGGGAGCGCGGTCCATGAGGGCCTCGCGGGGTGGTACATCCCCGGGACCAAGCGAGGAACGCACCCATCCGAGACCTTTGACAAGTACCTCGCCGGGAACCGCCGCATGCTCGTCACGAATGATGATGAGGAGACCGAGTACCAGGACGCGCGAGCGCTTGGGATTGACATGCTTGACCGTTACGTGGAGCGTTGGGGCGAGGAGCCCGAGCGCGACGTCATCGCCTCTGAAAGGGAGTTCCAAGTGGTCCTCCCGAGGCCCGAGATGGTCTTGTTCGGGAGGCATCGGCCCGCCGAGCGCCGCTGGCTCCGCTATGTGGGGACCTGGGATGGAGTCCACCGAGATCTCATCACCGGAGAGATCCGACTGGCGGAGCACAAGACGGCTGCGAGCATATGGGCAGACCACCTTCCGCTTGATGACCAGGCTGGCTCATATTGGGCCGTCGCTTCCAAGGTCCTAGAGAAGCAAGGGGTGCTGAAGGCGGGCGAGGAGATCGCTGGTATTGAGTACAACTTCCTGCGCAAGGCGCTCGGCGACACGAGGCCGGTCAACGCCGACGGGCTCCGGACTAACAAGCCGACCAAGACCGACTTTGTGGAGGCCATCGACAAGCACGGCGTTGAGGAGTTGCCCGGGCCGCTCGCGAAGTTGAAGGTGGTTGACCTTGAGGCGCTCGCGGAGGAACTCGGGCTGACCGTATTTGGAGAGCCGAGCGCGCTCCAGCCACCGGCTTACTTTGAGCGTTTCATGGTCTACCGCTCGCGAGCCGAGCGCGGGCAGATGATCCGCCGCATCCAGGATGAGGCCGTGTTCGCCGAGGCTTACCGGAAGGGATGGCTGCCTGTTGTCAAGGCTCCAGACCTACAGAAGTGCCGGGGTTGCCAATTCCGCCGAATGTGCGAGTTGGATGAGTCCGGCGACGCGCTCGCGGTGGAGGAGTTCAAGGAGATCCAGTTCACCAAAACAGACCCATACGCGGCGCACAGGAAGGATGTGAAGAAGTGAAGGGCATGAAGGGCCTCGGGCGAGAGGATGCGGAGCGGATCAAGCGCCGCGCGCTCCGGTCGCAGGCCATGGGAAGGATCTCCGAGAGCGATGCCGCGTACATCACGCGACGGGCTGAGGAGATCATCGCACGGATTGTCTCAATGAAGGAGACCGGAACAGATGAGAGGGAGTTCTGATGGCAGTACCAGAACAGATTGGTAGCATTGGCCAAAACGCCAACTACATGCATATGCTGATCGTCGGCGACTCGGGATTTGGCAAGACGGTATTTGCCGGCACCGCGCAGAATGCGCTATTCCTGACGACAGACCCGGAAGGAACTACATCAGCGATGATGATGGGGTCGACCGCGAAGGAATGGAAGATTGGGCATTGGCGCGAACTCAACGAGGCATTCCGATACCTCCGCGACGGCGGCATTGAGGAGATGGGCCTGGAGTGGCTGATCATCGACAACATCTCTGCGGCTCAGAACTTCGGGATGGAGGCGACGATGGAATTGGCAAGGGAGAACAACTCCAAACTTGATGAGTTCATCTCCTCTCAGCAGGATTATCTCCGGAGCCAGAACATGCTCCGCCAGATGGTCAAGACCTTCCAAGACCTTCCGGTCAATATCATTTGGACCTCATGGCAAGCGGTCCAAGAGAATCCGGACACCGGCGAGATCTACTTTGCGCCCGCTATTCACGGGCAGAAGGGCTCGCTGGCGCAGGAAGTCGCAGGGTACATGAACGTGGTCGGCTACGGCGAGGTGGTGAAGGACACCAAAGGCAACGAGGTCCGCCGCATTTGGTTCACGTTCAACGACGCATTCCGGGGCAAGGATCGCTTTGTCTGCCTCGGCGCATACCAGGACAGGCTAACGGTTCCGAAGATGCACCGAATGGTTGAGGAAGCGAAGAAGGCCGCCATGTCCAGCAAGAAGGGATCCACCGGCGCCAAGGCCGGTAGGCCCGCAGTCAAGAAGGCTCCGGCAACACGCCGGACCGCTACAAGGAAGAAGGCATAATGCCCAGCATCAAGAGGTCCAACGTCAAGGCCGAAGAAGTCAAGACTGGCTTTGAGGCGTATGACGGTCCTACTCCGACCAAGCGTGGGATGTACCGCGCGATCATCAAGCAGTTCAACTTCAAGGAGTTCCGCTCCGGCCGCACCGGCTTCTCCATCCTCGTGGAGTTGGAAGCGGCGGCGGGAGATCCGCACAACCACGAGCAGTTTGACGGCTTCCCGATCTGGAGCAACATCGTGTTCGGCGAGGAGGAAGCGCTCATGGCGCGGGAGTCCAACTTGTACGCCGCACTCGGCGCTGGCGACGGGCCGACGATCACCCATGATGAAGGCAACCCCACGACCGGCGTGAAGGTCAAGAAGGTCGGCGGCAAGGACCCGATTGACAAGGCCGTATCGGTCGACATCAAGCAAGGCAAGTATGAGGGTGAAGTCCGGCCCGAGGTCGACGGCATCTACAAGATCGCCGGAGCCGCCTCTGCCGGGAAGGCGAAGGCAACCGCCGACGCTCCCGAGCCCGAAGAGGAGGACACAGCCGAAGATGCCGGAGCCCGCGAGCGCGAGTTGAAGGCGCTCAAGGTCTCTGATCTCCGCGAGATCGCCGATGAACTCGGTCTGGAGACCGACGGCGTGAAGAAGGCCGACCTGATCAGCAGCATCCTTGAGGAGGAGTTTGGCGCCGAGTTTGCCGAGCCCTCCGAGGATGACGAGGATGAGGAGGATGAGGACGAGGAGGACGAGGAGGAAGATGACGAGGAGGATGAGGAAGATGACGAGGAGGATGAAGAGGCAGAACGCCGCGCCGACCTCGCCGGAGTCTCTCGCATCGAACTCAAGAAGGTCCTGAAGGAACTGGACCCTGACGCGAAGGTTCTGAAGAAGATGACCGATGAGGACATCGTGGACGCGATCATCGCCGAGGAATTTGAGAGCGATGAGCCTCCCTTCTAATCANCACCTCCATGGCTCGGTGGGGCTCTCCGCGTGCGCGAGTGCGCGGAGGGTCCCTCCGGTCCCGGCCCGGGGCTTTCATCACGTTAGGCGTGGATAGAGAGCCCCGGGCTGCGTTGAAGGGGCGAGGATCTCCTGCGGCTATGGGGCGGGAAGGCCCGAGCCGCGAGCGCCCAAGGGGTNTAGGGGTCAGCACAAGGTCNCACAATCGACACAATATTCACACAATCGCTCTCCAATTTAACACAATCGACTTCTCCACTTCACACAATAAATGTGAGATGCCCTACACAATCGGGGCTGTGAATTGTGTGAAGATTGTGTGGAATGTGTGAGTGTGAAAGATCTCGTGAGAATCTCGGAGGGTGCTAGGCGGGCTAGGGTAAAGAGCCCCGGAACAAGGAGAGGAAAGACTATATCAACAGTTTCTTCTTCTTCTTCTTCTGTTCTCCCTATATAGGTGTTTTTGGTGGGTAGGGGATTTGAACAAGGCTTTGCAAGGCAAACAAGGAGACAAGGTGGCTGACAAGAAGTACAAGCCCGATACCGTGCGCGCAGCATTCAGCAAGTACGCGGTCGGCGATGAGAATGACGGCGAGCAGAGGATGTTCTGTCCGATCTGCGAGAGCCCGGACTCAAGCAAGAGCCCGAGCGCGTCGATGAATGCTGACTCCGGAGTTTGGAATTGCCTAAAGGGCAACCACGGCGGTTCCATCGCATGGCTCGTGAGAGACTTGACCAATGAGCGCGGATTCAACATCCGTGCGGAAGCGATGCGAGGAAGGCACTTAGACCAGACTTTCAGATCCGCCGCTGTCACCCGGCTCAACTCGGGCTCGCCGCTCCCGGATCCGGCGCAGATCTCAAAGTGGACCGAGGCTCTGATGGGCAACAAGAAGGTCCTGGGCTTGATGATGGAGACTCGCGGGCTTGACCGGCGAACAATCATTGAATGGGAACTCGGCTGGGATGGCTCGCGCTACACCATCCCGGTACGCGACATCGGCGGCGAGTTGCTCAACGTCCGGCGCTACAAATTGAACGCCGGAGTGACGGACAAAATGCTCAACCTTCCCGGTCACGGCACAGCGCAGATATATCGCCCCGACATCCTCGCCAGCAACGAGGAGATCGTGATCACCGAAGGCGAGATGGATTGCATCATCCTCAACCAGTACGGCATCCCTGCGGTGACGCATACGGCGGGCGCGGCGACCTTTCGACCTAACTGGGCGGGCATGTTCATCGGCAAGACGGTCTGGGTGGCGTATGACAATGATGACGCGGGCCGGAAGGGCTCCAAGAAGGTGGAGCAGATCCTCACCGCGTTTGCCGAGCGCGTGTACATCATGGAGATCCCGATACCTGTGAAGGGAGCCGATGTCACGGACTTCCTCCACAAGGAGGGGCACTCCGCTTCCGACTTCCGAGCGCTTATGCAAGTTGCACAGGAATCGGCATCGACCGGCTCGCTGAAGTCCGCCCCGCTCGCCGAGGCCGGAGAGCGGTTCAACCTCCAGTCATCGATGTCCCAAGCGAACCAAGCCAAGACCATGGAACTGATTGTGTCGATCTCCGGGAAGCAAGCCGAGCCCTACACCGCCCCAAAACGGATAACGGCGACGTGTGACATGTCCAAAGGAGCCGCCTGTGAGATGTGCCCCATTGCGGCGCGTAACGGGCAAGCCGAGATTGATGTGAGAGAAGATGATGATCAGATTCTCCGCTTTGTCGATGTAACGGAACAAAGGCATAAGCAATTGCTCAGAGACATCACCGGCGCTCGCTGCTCCGACCGCGTGGAGTTTGAGGTTGATGAGAACTATCACATTGAGGAATTGCTTGTTCAGCCGAGCGTTGATGACCGCCAAGACGGCGAGACACAGCAGCCTATCCGCCGCACCGCATTCTCGGTCTCCACCCACGCATCGACGGTCAACAGCAAGGTCCGGCTTGTCGGCAAGAACGTCTCAGACCCCAAGAGCGGGCGGCTGCGTTGGATGTCGTGGGTCAACCAGCCGGTGGAACTTGACATTGACAAGTTCACGCTCACTCCGGGACTCCGCGAGCGCCTGGAGACCTTTCAGCCAGTCGGCGGTCAATCGCCGCTAGACAAGGCGCTGGAGATCGCGAACGACATGGCGAGTAACGTCACGCATATCTATGGCCGTGATCTCCTCCACGTCGGCTATGACCTTGTCTGGCATTCGCCGGTCTCATTCAAGATCCACGACATGACTATCCCCAAGGGCTGGCTGGAAATGCTCGTGGTTGGCGACACAAGAACGGGCAAGAGCGAGGCCGCCACCCGGCTCGCGAAGCACTACCGCTCCGGGATTGTCCAGTCGTGTGAGGGCATGTCCTTCCCGGGCCTTGTTGGAGGAGTCCAGCAAGTCGACGGGCGATGGCACATGACCTGGGGCGTGATCCCCATGAATGACCGGCGCTTGGTGGTCCTGGATGAGGTCTCGGGACTCAAGGAGAAGAATGTCATTGAACAGATGTCTTCCATCCGCTCCTCGGGCATCGCGCAGGTCACCAAGATCGCCGCCGAGGAGACATCCGCCCGGACCCGGCTCGTCTGGATCGCCAACCCCGCTGACGGGTCGATGATCCGCGACTCGCCGACCGCAGGCATGGGTGCTATGCGAACCGTCGTGGAGCACGCCGAGGACATCGCGCGTTTTGACTTTGTGATGGCAACCGCCAAGGGCGACGTTGACACGAGACTGATCAACGCTTCCTTCTCCGAGGTCCACAACCCGTCATACTCCTCAGAGGATTGCGAGGCGCTCGCGAAGTGGGCTTGGTCGCTCACTCGGGATGACGTCGTGATCTCTGACGCCGCCGCAGATGCCGCTGTCAAAGCGGCTATCAACCTCGGCGAGCGGTACATGTCAGACCCGCCTCTCATCCAGTCTGAAAATGCCCGGTTCAAGGTCTTGCGAGTGGCAGCGGCGCTCGCGGCTCGCACCTTCTCAGTCTCCAAGCGGGGCAAACTCCAAGTAGGCCGGGAGCACGTCCATGATGCCGTCCGCTTCTTGGACATGATCTACGGCGAGAGCGCGATGGGTTACGCCACCGCCTCGGGCCGCTACTTGGAGAATGAGCGGCGAGCGGTAAGCAAGAAGGAGCAAGCCCGGGCCTACCTCCGCGAGCACCAGGATGACATCCTGCTAACACTCCGGATGGTCGGCGGCAACAACTTCCGAACTCGCGACTTTGCAGACTTTGGAGGGATGGATATTGCCGATGCGAAGCAGGTTGTTCACACGCTCCTGAAGTGGCAGTTGGTCTACACCAAGACGCGCGGCGACATCGGCATGAGCCCGATCCTCCAAGACGTCATCCGCGAACTGGAGATGGATGAGTAGCGAATGCGCATTAATGTACGGTAGGGTTGAGGCGAGCCCGGGAGGACCGGGCCGAACTAGACACGGGAGAGGACCCCGAAGATGACAAACTTTGCAATCGTGCTAGCCTCGCTGCTAGCGGTCAGCATAGCGTTGAACTGGTTTCAGCGGAAGAAGCATGACGAGATCCTAGTGGTCAAGGACAAGGGCTGGCGCCGGGCTGATGATGTAGTGACCGAGTTGCGCAAGGCCGAGATCAACCATGAGCAGTGGTCCAGGGAGTCCGCCGAGGAGTGGAAGAGCCACAGCGCCGAGATGTCCGACATGACGTACAAACTCCGGACAGAGGAGACTCGCAGCCGCTCCCTGCAAAACACGGTCGCTCGCCGTGACGTGGTGATTGAGGGTGCGCTTGGGCTCCTCCTTGACCTTGGTATCGTCATGGGCGCTTCCGGCGTGAAAACTGGCGATGAGTTTGCTGACAACCTCGGAAGCAATTACATCACCGCCGCGCTCGGCTACGGGATTTGGAAGGCGACCGAGGACAAGCACCCGGAGTTTGA